CATCAGCTGGGTTGGTAATGCCGCTGGCAACTCGCCTTCCAATGCCGAGCTTGCTACTGGTTCCAACTGGAGCAAGGTGTTCACCGACAACCGCAACATTCGGATCACGCAGCTGCGCTGCTACATCTGATCGTTGCTGTAGTAACGGCCCCTCTTCGGAGGGGCTTTCAACTATCAAGTAACTGCCATGTCGATTACCACTTTCCGACTTGCTCGTGAGCAAGAAGAGGCAAAGCTGCAAGTAGAGGCTGAGGCCGAAGCTCCTGCCGCTTGTCCTGCGCCAGTGCCCGCTGAGGAGCCCAAGAAGGCACCTGTGAGCACTGCTAAGTCCAAGACCACTACTGTCAAGGGCTGAGCCCTAGAGAGGCACGCACATGGCCTTCGTATCGACACTGGGAGCTGCTAATGCCAACTCCTTCCTGAGCGTTGCGAGGGCCACGTCGCTACTTGGTGAATTGCCAGCAAGCGCCGGTATTACAGCTTGGCTTGCGTTGAATAATACGCAAAAAGAGCAGACGCTTGTTGCTGCAACGATGACAATCAACCCCTTGAAGTGGAAGGGGCGAATTCTTGATGAAACGCAATCGCTGTCTTGGCCGCGACTGATCAAAATTGATGGGCGACAGCTTACAACTGAGACTCTCCCCATTGATTTTGAAATTGCAGTTGCTTATATGGCTGCGTTTCTTGGAAGTGGTGGTGGTTATACAGCAGTTGCTGTGAATGATGGCGGCGCAAATCTTCTTGGCACGAATCAATACGAAGAAGTTGAACTTGGCGACGGGGCGCTGCGCGTAAAGTTCAAGCAGGGCGATATGCCGCAGACCGGCGTTGATTACATTCCGCCGTTTGCAATGGATATTTTGTATCGTTACATGATTGATTCCAGCTTCAACCAGCCTTACGTGAGTCGCAGTAGCACTGCAAGGATTGATCCTTACTACGGAAACGCTGCATTTAGGCCCAATCGCATTCGCTTTGCTGGTGGGCAGGTGTTCCCTGCTCGTGGCGGGTGGTACAGCAATCCGCTGTGATGAGCCATGGCACTTGTTGACAGCATTTTTTCTTCGATTCCAGGGCCACTGATTAGTCAGTTTGGAATCAATGCGACCTATGTAAAAGCATCTCAGAATCAGACATACAATCCTGAGACCGGGACTGTGATGGGGTATTCCTCGGAGATTCCGATCAAGATTGTCATTTCTGAATTAAAGCCAGAAGAGATGCAGGGGCTTTATCAGCAGACTGATGTAAAAATTATCTTTGCCGCCGATGCTCTGTCTGGGTATTATCCGCAGACGACTGATTCAATTAAGTATTTGCAAAATGGCTCTACTCGCACTGCAAAAATTATTGGCATGTTTTCGTACCGTGGCGACAATCCTATAATGCACTCAGTAGTTGCGAGGCTTGGTTGAAATGGTAAGAAGGGCTCGGCGTGCAACTTCAAGGCAACTTGCTTCTTATTCTGCTGCTGCAGAAAAAGGAGCAGCGGCAGATCTTAGGAGGCAGTTAGATAAGGAGCTTGCTCGCGGCATTCAAGGTTTTGCCATCGAGTCAATGAATACTCTTGCCGAAATTGGTCCTGCTTGGACGGGTGAATTTTCGGCATCGTGGGGATTTGCACCAGCTGGAGTAACCCCTGATACGCCTGGCGTAACTGGGCAGATCTACAGATACACAAAAAGCGATGTTCCTGTAAGAGATATCGAGAGATTTATAAAAAATGGCGTCACAAAGTTCAATATAGTCAATACGTCGCCTCACGCTTCAATTGCTATTGATGAAGAAGAGGCCAAGTTTATAAGGCCCGGTAATCCTTCAAGACCTATTGACGAAAGTAAATGGGTCCATGGAGATGCGCAGCCGCGTCCTGGGATTAGATATTCAATTGGTAGAATTGTTGATGAAAATGATCCAGACGCAAATTCAAGTAGAACCGCTCCGAAGGATTGGTTTCAGACTTATCTGGAGGGCGGAGGATTGCAAAGGGATCTGAAGGTCGGATTCAAGTTTGGATACGAAGCAGCTTTCTGATGAACTATCAAGCCATTCGCGCCAAAATTGAAGGCCCACTGCTCAGCGCCTTTAATTCGCAAACTCCTCCAATCCCTGTCTACTTCGACAACATCACCTTTGTTCCGCCTGATCCACCAAAAGAATACGTGCGAGTCAACCTAACTTTTGGTGTCACCACTGAGTCTGCGCTTGCTAGGTCTTGGGATTATCCAAGAGGTGCTTTGATTATTCGATGCTTCTCTGAAAAGGGATACGGACCGGCTCGCTGTCAGAAAATGCTAGAAGTTGCGAAAGGTGTTATTGATGAAATAAATTTATCAAAGAAAACATCTTCTGGTGTTTATGTAAGAACGAGTGAAATTAGAGGGCCATTCTTTCAAACACTTGATGACTACTCTCATTTTATGGGAAGGCTTGATACAGGTTGGCAGGCAAGTGTGAAATGAATTGCTAGCCTGTCTGTAGCTGGGCAGTGCCCACTAAAGCCACTACCCCTGTTTTGTCATGGCAACCGTTCTGTCCGGCATTTCCGGCGCTTTTTACTACAAGCCAGCCGGTACGATTGATGGCTTCATTGAAACTGCCATCAATACCACCACTGATGTGATCTCGATCAGCCCCTCCCTGAACTTCCTTGCGGGCGATCCTGTCAAGTTCCGTATTTATAACCCGACTACAGGCGTAACCGTGACGCCTGATGCGTCCAACGTGATGCCTGCTCTGTCTTCTGGCAGCCTGAGCACCAGCAGCACCTACTACGTCACTTCCTACAACAATGGAACTGGCGCCCTGACTGTTGCTGCTACTCAGGGTGGCGCAAACATCAACTTCTCGGATGACGGCACCCTTGCCTCTCCTAACAAGTTTGAGGTTTACTACGCCGATTTCTCCTCTGTTGCAGAGGTTCGTGACTGGAGCCTTGAGATCTCTCGTACTGAGATCGACGTTACCACTATTGGTAAAGCTCCTGGCCAGTTCGTGCCCTTCCGTACCTTCATCCCTGGCTTTGCTGAAGCCACTGGCTCTGCAACCGTTTACATGACGGATGAGGATGCCTCCACTGCAAACCGGATCATCCAAGACGTGCTGCTGCGTAAGCAGGTTGGCGCTAGCGTCCGTCTTTACGTTGACCAAGTGATCAGCGGTGGCACGGTCAGCAATGCCCTGAGCCGTTCGATCTACATGCAGGTTGCTCTGACCTCTGCTTCTCTCGCCGTTAACCCGGATGATGGCCAGCAGGTGAGCATCAACTTCCGTCCTGTGGATCAGCCGACCTTCGATCTCAGCGCTGTCGCTTGAGCTTGAGTTAAGTCCACGCCCCGCTTCGGCGGGGCTTTTTTTCTTTTAGGAGTTTCGTCATGCCTGATGCTGTTGTTCACGGTACTTTGCCGACTGGCGCCGCAAAAGAGATTGGCGCTACTGATGAAGGACGCCTTGCTGTTGATGCAAGTTTCTCAAGGTCGTCTGTTGATGCTTTTGGAAGACTGCGCATTTCTGCGCCGTTGACTCTGTTTGATTCCAGCCATCGTTTTGCTGATAACGGGCTTTGGAATACTTCAACAGCAACGAGTGGCTCCACTAGCTTCAATGCGAATCATGGTTCCGTTGATCTTGCCGTAACGACAGCTTCTGGATCTCAGGTACTGCGTGAAACCAAGCGGGTATTTGCTTATCAGCCTGGCAAGTCGTTGCTTGTGATGAATAGCTTTGTTTTTGCTACGCCGAAAACAGGGCTTCGTCAGCGCGTTGGCTATTTTGATACCGTCAGTGGCTACTATCTTGAGCTTGGGGCCGATGAAAACAGCCTTTGTTTTGTTCGCCGTACTTCTACTAGCGGCTCTGTCGTAGAAACAAAAATTAGCCGCTTTGGCGGTGTTTACGGCGGAAGTGATACGGGATGGAACGTTGACAGGCTTGATGGCAATGGCGCTTCTCGCATCACGCTTGATGTGGATGCAGCGCAAATTATGTTTACCGACATCGAGTGGCTTGGTGTTGGAACTGTGCGCATGGGTTTTGTAATTAATGGAGAGCCTGTTGTTTGCCATGAGTTTCATCATGCAAACATTTTGAGCACAACGCATATTGGAACCGCTTGCCTACCGATTCGCTACGAAATTACAAACACTGCAGCTACTGCTAGCTCCAGTACGTTCAAGCAAATCTGCTCGACGGTTCTTTCTGAAGGTGGCTATGAGTTGCGTGGCCAGCAAAAAACGATTGGCACTGCAATTAATTCAATTTATACACTGGCAACTGCTGGTGTAAAATACCCAGTTGTTTCGCTGCGACTAAAGACT